CGTTAGTTACATTAACTACATCTGCTCTTTCTGGCGAAGCGAAAACTACACAGTCTTTTCTTGCCTCTGCAATTGTAATTAAGTTTTCTACATGAGTTGAATCACACTTACCAGAAATGATAAGACCAACATCAACTGTTTCACTATCAGCAAACTTGTCGTAAGCTGTTTTTAGTTGACCAGTTGTAACGGCAGAACCGTCAGAACCACCTGAAAGTGATTCATTACTTGGTGTATTTACTGCTGTAAATGTAGTTCCAGAAGCTGCATTACCCCAGTTTGAACCTGAAGAATGATGTTTTGTCCACCAAATATATCTTGATTTAGTGTAGATAACATTTGGATAATAGTTATCATCTCCTTGCGGAGTTTTTGCGTCTGAAGCTTTAGAAACTTTTGAATAAGTTTCCAAGATTTGACCTGGAACGCCTGAAATTGAACCGTCTTCATCAACTACTACAATGTGAATTTCGTCATTCGCACCGCTTCTAGTTGAAGTCCAATCAGATGTACCTGGAGCACCGTCAACAGCGTCATAGTATCTCCATCTTCGTCTTACATTCGCACCGTCAGTAATGGTTCTTTTTAGTCCACCAGAACCTCTTGGATGTTGTACGATTGTTAAGTCGTTAGTTGAAATATTAGTAACTCTGTATTGTTCTCCATCATCATAATCGTTTGTAGCAGCTGTAGTTGAAAATGAAATTACATCTCCAACATTTAGGTTTGCACCTGCTGTTACTGTTATTGCTGTGTCACCTACTGCTGTACTTGCGTCATTGACAGTAGTTGCTCCTTCTTCCTCAAATGCGGCTGCGTTCGGACAAGTTGCAACAAGCAATGTGTTACCATATGCTCCTGCTTCTCTAGCAACAAATGTTGCGTTACCGGCTGCGCCACCTGAGGCATAGTTATTCGTCCAATCTTCCGTATTCTTTACTAAAACACCTGTTCCAGATGTTGAAGCATTTACTTGTGAAGTTTGGTTTGCTCGTACTACCCGTAGAGTATTAGAATATTGTAAAAAGTTAGCTGCGCTGAAAAAATACTCGAAGTTATTTACATCAGGTTTACCAAAAGTTTCTACTAATTCTTGCTCGCTAGATATACTTACTATTTCGTCTAAAGGTCCTTTTGTGAATTGACCAGCAACTGCACCTATAGATGTTGAAACAGCAGGAATGATACTAGTTAAATCTCTTTCCTGTACGAGAACACCTGGTGATACTTGAAATGCCATAGGTTATCTCCTTTAATTAGCTAATTACCTTGTTATTTTTCATTTTAAAATATTCAAACTTCGTATTATTCATACGCCCATATTCAAACTTTGTCATTACAGATATTTATAAGACCTGCAATTTACAGTCCTTTTCTTACAACAGGATGCCACACCGTACCATATTCATCAACCTCAGATTTTAACTCATCTGGTTGACCGTCATCTACAAAACCAAAAGGCGCCATGTCCTGTTCGATTAAAGCCTGTTGTTCAATATATAATTGATTTCGTATATTTGAGTTAGATAACTCTTTAAAATACTGTTGGTTTGTCAACCAACCAAATATGACTAGACACATCATTAAATCGTCATTACAACCCTCCTCCGCCATCCAGGAGTTACCACGCCTACTAAATGTTGACATCTCCTCTATGAGTTGAAAGTCATTTATAATCAATTTATCACTTTCTATCAATGTCTTAATACTAGATGTACCTAATGCTTTAATCTGTTTAGTCATACGAACACCCATAGATGTGCCTCTACCACTAAACATTGCACCTAATATTTGACCAGCTCTACCTCTTTGTGTTGTCATTAAGACATTATCGTATTCTAATTCCATTTGTAATATTTCAGCCACTTGTTGGCCTATATCATTAACCTCTGTTAGAATATGAGCTCTGTTATAACCTTTACAAACTTGTTCAATAATACTTGGAAAGATATGAGGTTTAACTTCATTGTTTTTATAAGTTGCAACAATCTCATAAGGTATTTTAGTACAATCTAAAACTGTAAAGGCAGAATAATCTCTACCTGTACCACGAGCAACATCAACAGTTGTGACATACAAATGGTCTTTTTCGGGTCGCTTAAACATTTGTAAACCATTTTTACTTTCAATCGAAGGAATGTACGGGGTCGTCTTAATTTTTGCTGGTGAGATTAATGTATCTACACTTCCTAAAAACTCACATTCAAACTCTTGTGAAAATTGCTCGGGTGAGGTATTTCTTATAGTGGTTTCTTTCCACTTTTCATCTCTGCCTGGCACCTCTGACCAATGTACCTCAATAGGCACATAATCATTTTGTTTATTAATTGCGTCTTGCCACAATTTGTAGTACATATTCATACCATGTGGTGTAGATACAATTATCATCTTTGTTTTTTTACCAGATGAGATTGTAGGATAAACTGAGCTAAAAAACATCTCGGCAATATTAGCCGGTACGAAAGCAAACTCATCAAGGAAGATTATGTTAAATGAACCACCTCGAATTGCACTTGAAGATGTTGCAGCCGCCACAATAGTGGACTTATTTTCTAATTCAATGTTACCTTTGTTCCAATTAATAACGCCTTGTTGCATCCATTTTGGTAAATTTTCATATGCAAGTTGAAGTCTACCTAATATATCTCTAGCAGTAGATGATTTGTTTGCTAGAATAGCAATGTTAGAATTAGGATTAAAAAGAGCATAGTGTAATAGATAAGAAATAGTTGTTGTTGATTTTCCACTTTGTCTTGGTAATTTACAGATAGTAAATCGGTTGTCATGTATTGTCCTTACAATATGTTTTTGAAAGTCCCACATTTTAAATGGAACAAGGCCTTCGTCAAGTGAAACCACTTGAACATAATTCATCATAAAATAAATAGGGTCCTTTTCACATTTTTTATATTCCTTAATATTATCTTTAGTAAACTCAACAGGTGTGTTTACCTTTTTAAGATTAGGATTGCCTAGATATGCGTCACTCATTTATAATTATTCCTTCAATATGGGTAAACCCCATTTTTACAGCCGCTTCAATACGACTACTTCCTTTGAAAACAAAATACTCTTTATCGTAATTAGGATTAATGTCGTGTTCTATTTCAACACAATCTAACATTTCTTTACCCTCTAGTATGTCTTGTAGCATTATGCCGTTTTTGACATAACCAAGTTTACTTATCTGAAATATCTGTTTCTTCGGGTGTGATTGTTTTGCTTTCAACAATTTTATCATCTTTTTTCAACATCTTTTGTAACTCTGCCGTTGAACCTACAAACAATGCGTTTTTAATATTATTGTTAGCTGTTTTAGGTAACTCTTTTAAATCTTTTAATTTTTTATTTAAGTCTTGTAACTTATCTACCGTATCTGCAACATTTTTAATACCTGCCAATGCGACTTCGTAAGCTCTAGGATGTTGGCCTTCTTTTGCAACATTTAAAATGCCCTCAATAGCCTCTTGACCTTTTTCAATAAGATTATAATAATGTTCTCTACTATTCTTGTGGTCATTATCAACATCATTGTCTTGTTCTTCGGTTCTTACCACAGGAGCTTTAAACTCCTCTTCCTTATGTATTTGTTCCATAGGAGTTTTAGCAGGTTCTAAACCTAAAATTTCATTTACTTTATCTTCTATTGCCATATAACTATTTAGACTACATTATAATTTATAATGCACCTCACTCCTTTACTCGGTTGTTGTGATGTATGCCAGTAAAAACCATCAAACATAACCACACGGCCTTGTTTAGGCATTACTCGTTGTTTCTCTTTTAAGTCTTCAAATTTTGGTATTTCTTCATCTGCTTTAAACTGATTGTCATATATAACTGTTTCACCGTCTGCGTCTGTCACATAATACAATATAACAAGATGTTTAAAGTCAGCTATATCTACATGAGGTACATCTAACTTTTCTCTGTTATCTATATTTAATGGTAATTGTAAAAAAGAACGACCTTGTAAATATCTTCTCTCACCAGGCACTTGAATTTTTTTGAGAGAATTGGTTATGATAGGTTCAACCTCATCATGTAGATAACTTCTAACTATTTCATCTTTAACAAACCAATGAGCAAAGCCTGGCCTTTGTTGGTCATTTAATTGTGGATTAGTTACATCTGAAACATAAGACCATGAGGCCTCATTCAGCATTTTATCTTTTATTTTATTTTGAGTTTCTAGGTTTACAATGTCATCAAAGACAAATACTTTGTTGTACCAATTCATAATATCTCATAATATTTATAGTGTAAAAAAACTAGTAAGAAACAATAACTATACCTTTACCGCCTAGGCCGCCAGCTGGTCCAGTATCCGGAGACTGTCCTCCTCCTCCGCCTTCGCCTCTGTTAGCAGTACCTGATTGACCGTCAACAACAGGACTTGAATCTCCACCTGTGCCTCCGCCACCTTGACCTCCAGCTGCGTTTTCGCCAGGTGCTGCTGGACTTA